GAACGCTATCAGCTGCGAGAGAACGCTCCCTGCTGGCAATCACGATTTTGCGCTTCTTCTCGGCCCATCCTGCCCAACTGGTCAAAACATCGAGATAGGCAATGTCTCGCTCGTCGTTCACGGAGCTATGCGCTAATGCCACACTACACGCTTTATAAGCCTGACACTGGCGAAGTTATTTTGCAGCTGGATTGTAGCGAGGAAGAACTACCCCTTAACCTCGCGCACTATCCTGGCCTCTCACATGTTGAAGGCTGGATAAATGGCTTTACCCATGACGTCGTCAATGGTCAGCCTGTACCGCATACGCGTAGGGCGTTCTTTGAACGATAGCCAAATAGGCTAGTGCTAGAGTAATGAATATGTTACCTGAAAAGGTAACTCATACAGAAGGAGAATTACGATATGGCTGGAACAACAACAGGCACGGGTACGGGTACCGGAACGGGTACGGGTGCAGGCACCACACCATCGGCGGCACCTGCCGCAAAGTGGGCACCTGACACTGGCCCGTTGTTTCAAGCTGCTGCGGCTACGGCTGGTGAAGTTACCGCCGGTAAGGCTGCGCCCGCTGCGTTTACTGCGGCAGTGACGGCTGAACAGACCGCTGGCACGGCGGCTGCAACTGCGCACGCTAAAGTTGAACCTAAGTTCGACAACGGAACCATTAATCAGAAGGCTTCGTAATGTCGCAGGCAAAACCTACTCCAAGATCGGAACCTAAACTTGACGCTGTTACAATGTCAGCAACTGAAATGGAAATAGCTGCGGGTAAAGCGGCTGTGGCGGCGGCGGAAGCCGCGCTTAACGCCGAGCAGACTGCTGGCACCAAGGCCAACGCTGCCTACGCATCTACTAAGCGAGATTAATAATGGCTCTTATACAACTCAACAGAACGAAAACTGGCGCGCGTCCGACAGAACTCGCTGATGGTGAGTTGTATATTGACCAGTATAACGGTCTTGTCTGGTGGGCTGACAGCACAGGTCGCCTGAGAAATGGTGCGCTTGGCGGTATGCCGTCAGGTACGCGTATGTTGTTTCAGCAATCATCAGCGCCTGTAGGTTGGACAAAGCTAACTACGCACAACAATAAGGCTCTCAGAGTTGTCTCTGGGGCCGTATCTTCTGGCGGCACGTTGGACTTTGACGCGGTGTTTAATCCGTCGAACGGTGGCACGATTGGAGCGACTGCGCTTACGATTGACCAGATACCATCACATAGCCATCCGCTTACAGATCCGGGTCATACGCATAACATCTTGAACACTGGCAATAACGCGAACGGTGGCGGTCACGGTTGGCTGGTTAACCCGCAAATTGATACCGACCTGAAAACACTTTCATCTAAAACTGGTATTACAATGGGTGCGGTCGGTGGTGGACAGCCACACACCCACTCATTCCAGCTTGATATGGACGTGTCGTACGTTGACGTTATTTTGGCGTCTAAAGACTAATGGAATTAAAGCCCGGCAAGTTTTGTCCTTTAATTAAAAAGGACTGCATACAACTCCAGTGCAGCTGGTTTATTCAGGTGCGCGGAACAAACCCGCAGACAGGTAAAGAAGTAGACGAGTGGGGTTGCTCAATTTCGTGGTTACCAGTTTTGTTAATTGAAAATTCTCAGCAGACGCGTCAGGTCGGCGCTGCGGTTGAAAGTTTTAGAAACGAAACTGTGATGGTGAACTCAGCAATTCAATTTGTTTCCGACGCGGTAAATGGGGCAGAGGTCAAGACTATAGGTCATAAGGGAGAGTAAGGTGGCGGCAATACTACTCCAAGATTTTAAGGGGATGATACCCCTTCGCGCCAATACGCTTCTCCCTGAGACAAATGCCGCATACGCGCAGAACGCTTGGCTTGCACACGGCGACATCCGTGGCTTTAGAAAACCAGAAGCAATTCACGACATAGAAGACGTGCGCAATACTCGCGCTATCTATCGTGTACCTAACCCATACCAGCCAGTAGATAGTATGGAAGGTAGCTTGTGGTTGGAGTTAAACGACGAATACACGCAAGTGTTTCGGTCGCCTATCGTTGATGATAAATATCATCGCTATTATTTCTTCGGCCCAACTATCCCCCCGACATACAACACATACGACAGGTTAGTCGCTGGTGAGCCTGACTTTCTCTTAGGCGTCCCGGCACCTGACAAAGCACCTAAAGTAGTTGCGACAGCAAAAGCCCCCGCAGTATTTAGCTCCACGAAGTCATACATCAAAGATGATTTCGTGACGTATGGTGGTCGAGTTTATAAAGCCATACTAGAAGTTGCCGCTGGCGCGTGGGACGTATCAAAGTGGGTAGAAGTCCAAGAGACGCCGCCAACAGCGCCAGATTTTTCTTCTGATAAGGCGTACACTACTGGAGATATGGTCACTTATAAGGGCCAATTTTTCCGAGCTAACACGACTACGACAAAGGCTTGGGACGCCACGAAGTGGACTGAAGATACAACCGCTCCGTATGCGCCACCGTGGAACGCTGATAGTAGTTACGCTGCTGGCGACCTCGTCGCTTACAACGGTAAATTTTATAAAGCTAATATCGCTGTATCCGCCGGTTGGACCGCTTCTCAGTGGACGTTGGTCTCTATTGAGAGTAAGCGCGGCGTTCTTGTTACACGCGCTTACGTGACCACCTACGTTACCGAGTATGGTGAGGAGAGCGCGCCGAGCCCGCCCACTGTCGTTGTTGGTTATTCACATGACGTATGGACGGTAACAGTAGATCCCCCCGACGGGTCTATAACAAACAGTCGCAACATAACGCATGAACGCATTTACCGAACCATTGCTGACGGCGCTGGTGGTGCCAATTATTATATGGTTACCGAGGTTCCAACCACGACGACAGTATTTGTTGATACAACATTAGATGAAAAAATAACTGGCTCGACGCAGCTTGCATCAACAAACTGGAATACGCCGCCGAGTGATTTTCAAGGCGCGATTGTTCTTCCAAACGGTATCATCGCGGCATGGCGTGACGACCACGAGATATGGTTCTCTGAGCCTTACCGCCCACACACGTTTCCAAGTGTCTATACAATCGCGGTACCATTTCCGATTGTTGGATTTGGTCGCGCAGCGCAGAACCTTGTTGTGCTCACCAAGGGCAATCCCACCGTCGTGACGGGCATCCATCCATCCACGATGGCGATGACGGCGCTTGCAATTAAAGAGCCTTGCATTTCTCGGCGCTCTATTTTGAGCACAGAGGATGGCGTCTATTACGCTGCTCAGAACGGGCTCGTCCTCGTACAATACGGTATGGGCGCGGCGGAAATTATCACCAAGCAATTATTTACCCGACAGGAATGGATTGCACTCCAGCCGCATTTATTGATGGCTGTGCGCGTGCCTGGGGCGTATTTGGCCTTCGTTCAGCGCGGCGTATTAATTGCTGGCGAGGTCTATGACGGATCTATTGATCCGGGTTCTGACGGTTCGTTGCCGTCAGATGAAGATTACTACGATGGCGCGGTTGGTCCTGGCTCCGGCAGTAGTGAGCCTAGCGATGGTGTCTATCTTGACGGCCTTCATTCGCAGTTTGTGCCACACGCTGACCAGATGGATAATGGTTGCATCATTGGTGGGCCTGTCGCCAACACAAGCTATACGCGTATGAAGTTTGACGGGCTCGTTCAGCATATTTTCCAAGACGAATTTACTGGTGAAAACTTTGTTTTGTCTGGTGGAAAAATTTGGCATTGGGACCCGCCAGAGGGTATTTTCTTCAGACCTTGGCTGTGGCAGTCAAAAGTATTTCAGTTCCCCTACAAGCAAGCCTTTATGGCCTGTAAAGTATTTTTCCAAGTTCAAACCGAGTATATGCAACATGGCCCGTTCTTCCCTGGCCCTGTCCCGCACCGCTCCTTTCCCAACAAAGAAGACCATCTAAACGTCTATTTTAATCCTGACACCATGCTTCTTTTGTTGCGGTTACGCGCCGATGATCGCGTTGTCTTCACAAGAGAGATCAGAGAGTCCGGCGAACTCGTTATGCTACCAAGTGGGTTTAAAGCAGATCAGTGGCAACTTGAATTAGAGGGTATGGTGATCGTAACAAATATTCAGCTTGCTACGTCTGTAAAGGAACTCGCCCGTGGCTGATTACAAACCGCGTATCCCACCTATCCCAGAGCCTGCTGCGACTATAGAAAGTCTGTCACTTACTGTTCGCGCTCTCATGCACGCAATGGATATTATTGCTGCCAACGGCGCGGGCTCACTTAATCATCAAATATTTTGCCGCAAAGAAGAGTATGAAGCCCTTAAGGCAGATTTTGATGCTTACAGGAAAGCGCACCCTTGATCCAATTTGATGACAAACTGGCCGCACTAGCGATAGCAAAAGCTGCCGAGACGCAGCTGACGCCGTTTGCTATGTGTATTTCCTGGCATGATGCAGATGGTGCATTGGCAGGTGGCGCATTGTTTGACGGGTACAACGGCGCGTCTGTTCATACTCATGTCGCTGGCTTTGCGACGGGATGGTGTAAACCGGCGTGGCTCTACGCTGTGAGCGACTTTTGTTTTAACCATCTTAAGGTGAAACGGGTAATCGGTATCGTCTCGGTGCATAATTTAGAGGCCCTGCAATTTGACCTTAATTTTGGTTTTAAGCCTGAATTTGTGATAGATGAGTACTTTCCCACTGGCGCGGCCCAAGTGCTTACGCTTCGCCGCGAAGATTGCCGGTTTTTAGGCCCTGCTTACAAGCGAGCGTATGACCGTTTGAGAGATAAACACGCAGCCGCCCACGCGGCGTAAGTTACCTACGGAGCTAATGGTATGGGCGGTAAAGGTGGCGGTGGTTCCAACGGGAACGGCAACAATGAGATGATGGGCTTCGCAGCTATGATGGCTGCGGAAAAGCAATATCAGCTTGGTATGGAACAATTAAAATGGTCCAAAGAAGTCTACGCCAAGTATGAACCCTATATTCTTGACAGCACCAAACAACAGGTTGCTGACCAGCATTTTCAATCGGACATGTCTCGCGCTCAGTGGGACCAATATAATGATACTTATAAACCTATCGAAACTTCATTCGCCCGTGAGGCGTCCACTTGGGATACGCCAGAGCGCCAACAGGCCAATGCTGGTAAAGCGCAGGCGATGGTCGCCAGCCAATTTGAGCAAGCCCGGCAGGCTGCTTCTCAGCAATTAGAAAGTTTCGGTATTGACCCGAGCAGCACACGGTATGGTGCGCTCGACTTAGCCTCGCGTACGCAACAGGCATCGGCGCAGGCAGCGGCTGGCACAAAAGCCATTGACGATACTCAAATGCAGGGCATGGCGCTTAAATCGGGCGTTGTGAATACAGGTCGAGGGTTTCAAAATAATATTAATCAGACGACGGGTGTTGGTTCTTCGGCTGGCGCTGCGGGCGTTGGTGGCCTGACGAACTTCTTCCAGACCAGTTCAAACGCAATGACTGCGCCTGTGGCATGGTTTAACGCTGGCAACCAAGCACAGGGCAACGCAATTACAGCATTTAATAACTATACCAACAACGCCATTAAGCAGCAGCAGGCAAACACACAGTCTGCGTCTGCCGGTATGCAGGGCATACAGGGTATGCTTGGGTCTATTATGTCGCTCAATGAAGGTGGCGCTATTCCTGAAGACGGTATGCCCCCAAGCGATGCACCTATTGCTGGTGCCGGTATGGCGCAAGAAGGCGGGCATGTCCCACACGAAGCCAGCCCATCTAAGGGCGCTATCCCCGATGACGTTAATGCTCGATTAAGTCCGGGTGAATTCGTAATCCCCGCCGACGCGGTTAAGTGGCTCGGTGAGAAGCAAGTTTATTCAATGATCGACAAGGCCAAACAAGAGCGCGCACAAGTTGAAGCAACGACGGAGACAAGACCGTCAATGCAGCCGCCGCTCCCCGGCCCTCCGCAATTTGTATCGAAGTCAGGCCGTAGCGCCATTCCTGCTTGAGGTGAGTAATGGCGCTACCACGCAACGCTGAAGATCAAGGCCAATCCTATATTGAACTAACCGCAAAGGGTGCAGCGGAGGCGGCTGCACGCGCTCGGCAAAGTCATGAAGACGGTGCCGGTGGCGGTGGTAAAGATGGCGGTGCCGGTGGCGGTAAAAAGTCTGGTGGCAGTTCTGGTAAAGGCAAGAGTGACACGACATCGGCGTTAGAAAAAGCAATTCAAGCCGGGCGTGACGGATTTGATCCGAGTAAAGCGGTAATAAACCCTGCCGCTCCTTCGGCGGGTGGTTCTACAGGCGGCGGCGCTACGCAAGCGCATAAAATGATTATGGACGAGCTAATCAATCGTGGCGTTCGCCCTGAAGTGGCGGCGGGTGCGGTTGGTTCGCTAATGGGTGAAAGCGGGTCACGGTTAAATCCTGCCGCGTATAATCCTAATGATAACGGTTCACCATCGGGTGGTATCGCGCAGTGGCATAAAGAGCGCCTTGACGGCCTCTATAAGTTTGCTGGCACCAACGACATCAATAAAATTCCGTTAGAAACACAAGTTAAGTATCTGGGTCATGAGTTGGACACGACCCATAAGCATGTGCTCGAAGGGTTGCTGCAAGGTCGCACGGTTCAGGACGGGAATAGCATCTGGACGCGATCCTACGAAGTTCCAGCCAACGCAGATCATCAAGTTGAACTTCGCCAGAAGAACGGCGACAGTCTATGGAGTTCTTACTCCAATAATAGCTTCGCATCAGCGACACCGTCTGCGCCTGTTGGGGAAGCGGCACCGGGACAAATAAGATCAAACATCGCCGTAAACGGTCACACGTATGAGTTTGGTTCTGGTGGCGCAGGTCGCGGCGCTATCCCAGAAGGGCATTATCCGATCACACCTAATGAAATGGGTGCTTGGGGTCAGGCGCATGGCGCAATCGGTATTAACCACAACGCTATCTATGATAAAAATATTGGCGATTACCGCCGTGGCATTGAATTTCATTCCGCGACAAACGATAGATTAATTACGCAGGGCTGTATCTCTGTCGCTGGTGATAAGTGGCCGCAGTTTAAACAGGACGTGATGCAGGTTCTTAAAGAGAACGGCAAAGCGTACCTCCATGTCGATAAAAATGGTGCGAGCGTCACAGCGTTTCCTGACGCGAAGACGGCCTACACTGATGGTGCCGGTAAAGTTTCTATGCCATCCGCTGATGGCTCTGGGCACCAAGTTATTACGGCTGATTTAGCGAACAAAGAACTCAAAATAAATAGAGAAGCTATCCCATCGGCTGCTTCAATTAGAGAGAATACCGCTGGGTTGCCTGCCAATGCACGCAGCTTCGTAGATACATGGAACGGTGATGATATGGCAAAGGGTAAAAACAATATCCGTACGGATGATACGCGCTGGAATGATCCCGGTAAAGCCGAGAACGCGCGTAATAACCCAGCCAAACCAGATACGAGCGGTGTGCCGTTGCCGCCGTCTCGTCCCGAGGCCATCCCATCTATTGACCGTGGCCCAACAGCTGGCGCTGCCAGCATACCAAATCCCCGCGTCGATGCGCCAACGCCGCCAACGCGTCCTGAAAGTTTTGGCCCAAATCCTGCGCTGAACCAAGGAACGCCACAGCCCGTTAAGCCGGGCGTCTATGGCGGGGATATTCCGTCTACTCCTTACACGGGTGGACAGTGGACTGATCCCGGCCATTGGGAAAATCGTATGCGCAGCGAGACGGGTGCAATGGGCCATCGTCGTGATGGTCATTCGTTACCGCAAGGAACAGCTGTGCTTGGTATGCCGCAGGATGCAGGCCGCGCAAGTCAGTTTGAGCAGCAGCAATTAAGTTGGCAGAACGCCACAAAAGATAATCCTGCTGCCCAGCAAGATACCGCGATACCTCGCGTAGATGGTGGCCCAGCAGCTGGCGCTGCCAGTACGCCCACAGATCCAAACGGCGACGGCATCCCGACGATTTATCCAGATGAGACGCCAGACGTATTACGTACGGCCCCTAACGACGACAAGTTGTATATTGCTGCAAAAGACGTTCAAGATCCGATGTCGTTTCATCCAAACATGGGCCCGCCTATGCCGCATGAGCAAGGCCCGCCTATGCCTCCTGAGACACCGAAGGCTGTCCCAGATACCGCCGCAGCTAACCCGCCTCCACCCACGGCTGCTACCCCGCAACAACCCGCACAGCAAGACGCCGGTTCTATGGATTGGCTGTCGTCGCTGTTCAGCAACCCAGATAATCTAAATGATACAAGTGGAACTGACGCCGCTGGAGCAACTTCTGCACAAAGTAATGCTGGCGGTAATTCTGATTTTGGCGGCGGTTTCGACGCTATTGGTAGTGCGTTGGGCAGCTTCTTTGGAGGCTTCGCCAACGGTGGCCCGGTACCCGGGTTTGCTAAAGGCGGACTTGTTACTAAAGAAAACACAGGTCGCCCCGACCGTGTCGCATCGGCGCAACCCGGCGTTAGCCCAGCAACTGGCTCCCGTAATACAAACCCCGGTGGTGGGTACTCAGCGCGGCTTGCAATCTCCCCCGGCTACGCTCTTGGTGGCCCCGTCGACGACGACCCCTTCAGTAATTTCCTCTCGGGAGGAGACGCACCGCAGGCACCATCGGAGGAAGCGGCACCGACGCAGGTAGCGAGAGCCGAGCCCACCGCCCCGCAGGAAGCACCTCCAGCTTCGGTCACGCCAGCCATTCCAGAAGGCGGGTTTGACGAAGCGCCTATTGTTGGTCCAAGCAGTCAGGAAGCCAAGCGCCAAGCTGATTTAGAAAAATACGCTGAACATAGACGCATCGCTGCCAAAACAAAGCAGCCTAAGAATTTCAAAGAAATGCTTGCCGGTGCGCTCACGAACGCCATCAACGGTGTGGAGCAAGACTACGGCATCCACGCCGCAGGCACGCGTCGCAATGCGCAGCAAGGTCAAGCGGTACCGACAGACGGTAGCGGCGGCGATGATCTCATTACGGCGTTTGGGAACATGCTCGGTCTCGGCCCTGAGAAAGAAGCAGCGACACCTGAACAGGTTGCTGCACTCAGCAACGCTGTCGATCCAAACTATAAGCTCACGGAAGGTATACGCACGACGGCTGGCCTTGTTGCCGGTTACGAGCATCTCTTAGCGCAAGGTGACACAAAGGGCGCACAAGAAGTCGCACGGTCGATTATTTTCCATCAGCAAATGCTTGTATCGCGCTATGGCGACCAAGCCGTGGAGCTCTTGAAAAAGGGTGACACGGAAGGCGCTGTGACCGCACTGACTAAAGCGCAGCAGAATATCCCTGACGGCACCAACGTCAGCGCCAAGCCAACGGAAGATGGCGGCGCTATTGTCACGCACAAAGACGCTAGTGGCGAAGTTATCCAGAAAGTTCGTGTGACTGAGCAACAGCTACTCGGCGCTGCACTTGGTTTGAAGGACGGATCTGCATACTGGCAGTCGCTGACATCAGCTGCACAAGGTGGCACCAAGCTCAATATTTCGCAGCCAGATCCCGCGTATGAACAATACCAGCAGCGTCAGCCTACAGCGATTACACCGCCGGAAGATAATTCGCCTGAGTATGCGCTGCATAAGAGGGCGATTAATTATCTTGGCCCAATGCCGACGCTGCCGGGTAATTTCTCGCAGATGTCGAAAGAGCACCAAGACCAAGTTCGTAAGGGTGTTGCTGAAGAACGCGCTGCATGGACGACGCAATACACAAATATCATGAATTCTGGTCGCCAACAGGCTGGCTTTACGCATCAAGATACAAGCCGCGAAGATGGTCAGCAGTTCCAACAAGACCAACAGAAACGTACCTTCGATCACCAAGATAATAACAAGGTATCCACTGGCGGTTATGATAAAGCCGTCAATGGCGCGGTGACAAATATGTTCCCCGACTTAGACCCCGCCGACCCACGGGTGTCTAATATTTCAACAACGGCAACGAATATTCTTCACAATAATCCAGGCATGGCACCGGCTGATGCTGTAAAAAGCGCCACCGCTGTACTTGCTAATAAAGGCACATCAGTTCAGAAAGACGGTAAGACCGTTTATAAGTTACCAGATGGCAGGGAAATAATTTTACCGAGCGCGCCTACAGGTAACTCACCTATACCAGCCGCAACTCCAGCACCCGCTACAGGTACTTGGGGGAGACAATAAGTGTCTGACAATTACGACGATCTTTACCAGCAGGCGTTCAGCGGTAGCACGGCGGCACCCGACGCGCCCGCAGCGGATACGACTACATCGTTAAATTACGATGATCTATATTCGCAGGCTCATGGTGAGACCGTTAAACCGGCGTCCACGGATGGCGCGTCGTTTAGTGATTATGGATACGCAGGACTTGCCGGTGCCGGTGATGTTGGCGCTCGTATAGCTACATTAGGCCAGCGTGGCGCTGACGCCATTGGTTGGGAAGGCGCGTCGGACACATTCCGTCACATGGCGGTAAACTCGCAACGCAACGCTGACGCTGCGCGAACTCACCTGACTGAAGGCGGCAGAGCTATTGCCGACGCTGCGCTCATACCCGGTGAAGGTCAGTCGGGCGTTTTGACGCAGGCTTGGAATAACCCGATTGATACTGCTGTTATCAAGACAGCGCAGATGGCTCCCGGCGTTGCGCCGTATGTTCTCGCGCCAGAATTGGCTATCCCAATGGGTGCGGCTGACCAAGTATCTGGTTCACTGCAAGCCGCAGTTGGTAAGACAAACGAGATGACGGACGCGGAGCTCGCTGCTGCTAGTCCTCGTTTTGCTGAAATATTAAAGGCTACACCCGACCCTTACGCTGCTCGCGTGCAGTTTCGTAATGAACTCTACACAACGCCGCAGCTTCTTACCGAAGGTGCGCTTGGCGCAGTCATTGGTAAGGTCACGGGTAGCGCGATTAAGTCAGGCACGGGCGCACTTACTGGCGCTGTCGAGAAGGTCGGTGAGAAAGCCGCAACTGAAGCAGAGAAGTCTGCCCTGCGCGAGATTGGTGAGAACGCTGCCGCTAACGCTGTCGGTGGCGTTGCTTCTGATTACGCCTCTCAGAAATCTCAAGCTGTTCAAAAGGACGCGACCGGCACCGCTTCGTTCACGCCAGATATGGGCCAGCTTGCTACCGCTGGCGTAAATTCAGGCTTTGGAGGTGGCGTCTTTGCTGGCGCTCCCCACGCGATTGGCGCGGGCCGTAAGTATCTTGGTGGTAAGCCAGCGGCGGCTCCTGTAGTAAATACTACGGGTGTCGATCCTGCACAGACGGCGGCGCTTAACGCTTCTAATCCGCAGGCTATTCAGCCTACCGAACGCACAGTTACCGCAGGGGCTAATCCGCCACCACCAGCCGGTAAGAGCCAAATAACTGACGCGGTCAACAACCCTGTTACCGCAGGGGCTAATCCGCCACCACCGCCACAATCTGGCGGTCAGCCTGTTATGGGAGGCAATCCCGTAACTGGTGAAAAGAGATTGCCGCCAATTACGTCATGGGCTGAGTTACCTCCCGCCCCCACAGCGGCTCCTGCACCAGAAGCTGGCCCTATCGACGCTGGCCAGAATATTCCTGAAAAGCCAGAGACGGTTGCTGCGCAACAAGAGGCGCAGACCGAAGGCCGCAAGCCTGTTATCGGCTACCCGCCAGGGACAGAAATTCCTCCCGTAGCTGAAGGCTCCAAGCGCGTTGTTGTTAGTCTTGGGCGCGGCAAAGGTAGCATGACCTATGATGTCGCCAAAGACGCAGGGCTTACAACCAAAGCCATCCGCGAGGCGCATAAAGACGGTTCAATTTCTGGTTTGATGAACCCGGCGCACGCTGTTGCGTCAAAAGCGGACGTAGCCGCTGCCGCTGCACAGGGTGAACCTGTCGGTGCGGCTGTCACGCGCACACCCGAAGGAACTGAAGTTGAGGCATCAGCAGGTACTGCGGATACGCTCCCAGATCAAAAAGCGGCTATGGAAGCTGTCAAAGCTCCAGAGCAGACCGTCCGCATCGAACCGATTGAGCAGGTGCTGGCAGATCGTCAGGCCGACCCGGTTACCCCGACAGGTAAACCTGTAAAGCTAGAAGATACGCTTAACCGAGTAAAATATGCTGACGAAGCCCGCCGTGGCGTTCTGCCAGAAGCGGATGTGCCACCCACAGGTGCCGCACTCCGCGAGCGCGACGCCGTTCGTCAGGGTCAGCCATTTGAGCGCACTCCACACAACATAAATGATACGCAAGAACCAGCCGGTTTCTGGGATGGCATCAACGAGATCAATGTTGAGGACAAAGTTCCGTCAGACCAAGCCCTGACGCAGGTAGCTGAAGCTGTTGGTAAAGAAGCAGCTTATACGCGTCAGAAGCACAATCAGTCTCGCATGGGGACTTCTGAGCTTATCCGTGATGGTAAGCCGGTGGATCATCCAGACTACGGCACTCGGGATCGTCCGACTAAAATATCACGCAGCGTTGAGGCCAGAAAACCGGGTAACCGTGACAAGGCTGAAATTGCCGCGCGCAAGGCCAGCAACAACATCGCAGCTGAAATCGTCGCCAAGCATAAACTAACAGACGCAGACATCACCGCTGCCGTTACAAATAAAGAAGGCGTTAAAAACCTTCACAAAAAATTAGGCGCGATGCTGGACGAGGTTAATTCTCGGCTTGCGGCGCATAACGCCGAGCTAAACAAAGATAAAAAAATTGCTGAAGCCTACGCGAAGCATCAAACCAACACCGCCAAGAATAAGGGCGATTTCAAAAAGCACGCGTTTATTCCTGAGAGCCTTGCCGAAAACATCGGTGACGACATGTCGCCTAATGCAGCGATGCAGCTTATCGCTGAAGCCCGCCGCATTGCCCGCCGCCCGGTAAATAAGATCAACGACGAGGGGGTGATGAACTTCCTCGACCGCCACAACAGATTGCACGGTGGCGACCTCACAAAGATGAACTCCGAGGTTCAGGCGGACCGCATTAGTGAAGGAAATAATTACGCAGCAAGTAAGCACGCTTCCGAGGGTGGACTAGATAATCTTGCCGACACTAATCTGAACCCAGAAGAAGCTCTTATGCTCAAGCAGGAACTTGAGCGTCGTGGTGCCGTGACCGAGGAGCCTCCTGCTCCCGTTAGACCTCGCCCTACTAAGCCGGTTTCTGAGGCTGCTACTAAACCAGAGCCCAAGCCAGAACCTAAACCAGAGCCCAAGCCAGAACCTAAACCAGAACCTAAACCAGAGCCAAAGCCTGAGCCCAAGGTTGAGGAGCCAGCTGGAGAGGAAACTCCAGCCGAACGTATTGCTCGTCTGAAAAAAGAAGCCGCCGCTAAATATTTGAACCCAGAGTTCGAGAAGCAGCAAGCAGCGCGCAACGAAGCGGTCAAGGCTTCTAAAGAAGCCGAGCGCCTCGGCGTCACCGAAGCAAAGGCTGAAAAGAAACGCCCTCGCGGTGACATGGTCGACGACCTGTCAGAGAATGAGTTCCTGGCGCATGTCGATAAAAATGCTACGCTTACACCTAAGACGGCTGAGAAGATTGACGCTGCCGCTGCCGGTCACACGGTCAAAAATGTTTTTGGTAAAGATTTAGATGTATCGCGGACGGTAACCGCCAGAGATGTTATCAATCCAAAGACGCTATTTTCACGCCTGCGCGCCGCGAACCCGCTAGACCGTGTGTTTATGCCGCTGGTGACCAAGCGAATGCTTGATGTTGCTGGCGACACTAAAATACATATCCTCGCTGCCACAGAGAGAAATACAAAATTTTTAAAGGATACACACCCCGACGGTGTGATGAATGGATTTTTCCATCGTCCAACGGGTGAGGTTTTTATTCATCCCGGCGCTATGCTGACGCCCCATGTAGTTTTACATGAAGTAGCTCACGCCGCCACGGTAGAAGCTATTAAAAATAATCCCCGTCTTCAGAGAGACATCGACGCTGTACGGACTTTTGTTGCAAAAGAACTCCCCAGCATTACCAAGTTAGTGAGAGGTAAGCCGAAAGAGTTTACCCCAAGACAGCAGCACTATGGCCTAAAGAACGCTCTGGAATTTATTGCAGAGTTTCACGGTAACCCGGAGTTCCGTACGGCGCTTAAAAGCGTCACGCTGCCGCCTGACGTTGCTAAACGCATAGGGCTCAGAGATTGGCACCGTGCTACCGTGTATGGGGCTATTATGGATCGGCTGCGCCGTGCCTTTGGCCTGCCATCAAAGTCTATGACGGCGCTTGAAGCTGCGCTTGGTTTGTCTGAACGCGCTGTGCAGATGCAGGGCGGCGGCACAGGTATGCCGCCAAAACCACCACGCGCGCCAGCGGCACCAAGAAAGATCGACCCGCCCCCGCCAGTTAATGATGGGTGGTTGCGCCGGAGTAAAATCGGGGAGTATCTCGGCGCGGCCAAGCGTAAATTCTTGGCTACACATGACGTAGCTAAAAGTCTTGATAAACGTATGGGCGCTGACGGTCGTATTGCAAGAGATGCGGCTACGGCGCGAGAAGCAATTCACGGTAAGCAGCTAGAATATATGCGTCAGCTTGGCGGTGAGAAAGCCCTGAAGCTCGGTGTAGAACTCCAGCGCGTTCACGGTGAAGCGTTCAAGGACGCTGCGGATCTCATGTATGATGCGCGCCACTTTGGCGTGGACATCGAGCGCGGTCGTGAGCAGTTTGATACGGGCATTGAAAACCGTGCCGGTGTCGCTTGGCTTGAAAAAAATAAAGAACGCCTCGCTAAATTTAAAGATAACGAGCAGCTTTGGAACGGGATGAAGCGCGTCAGGGATACTGTTAACAAGTATCACACTGAAACTGCTGTATCGAAACTACATGAGGCGTTGCGTCTTTCCGGCGTAAAGTTTGGTGACCTAGAGGGTCTTGCTCGACGCTTCTACGAAGATGATAAAGCTCCCGGCGGCGCACTGACAGATCGGGATAAGAAGGCTCTTGATCTTCCCGATGATTGGGATGGCGTCATTAATTCTGAGAGTGACGAGAGTTTGCAATGGCTCGGAGCCATTCGGGATAAATTCAAAAAAGAAGCTGGCACTTATGCTCCGCTCCAGCGCGAGGGCACGCACTGGGTCTCAGCCAAGCGAGCTATTTATGATGTCGGTGAGGGCGGTCGCCTCGACAAGGACGGCTACGTAGAGTTCACCCGCAATGAAGGTGAAACTCAGACTGCGTTTAAGTCTCGCGTCGAGAAGTTTATCGACAGCGCCGTTAAAGACCACGGCCACGACATCGGCTCGGTCGAGATGGGTAAGTTCAATGTCGATGACGCTGCGAAGCCATTAGAGCTAGACCGCGAGAGCCCCGAGGTTTACCGTGTTCCGCTCAAGACTAAATATTCTGGTAAGGTCTATGGCTCGACAGAGGGCTTTACGCTCCAGAATAAATTAAAGGGTGAGACCATTAATGGTCGCCCAATGTACTCTGAGGTTAGTGAGCCGTTCGCTAACACGCATCCAGATTTTATATCCCCGGAGTCCGCTCCGCTTATTCCTCGTATGGACGCGCTGCGCGACCGTTTGCGTAAGCAAGCGGAGTTTCAGCGTAAGCCCCAGGATGAACAGGAAGCCATCCTTAAAACAATCGGTGAAACCGTTGCACGGATGCGCGCAAGCAAGACAAGCATCCGTCAGAATTTACTCCATGCGGAGAAAATACGCGGTGCGGATGAGGATTACACCCGCGCTATCGCTAGTTATTTTGACCGTGCCAGCCGTGACATGGCGACAGCGGAGCATATGCCAGCCGTCCAAGAGGCATTGGATAAAGTAAGCCAGCGCTTGGATGACATCAAAGACTTTACGGGTAACACCGAGCGCAAAGAACTCTACGACGAACTGAAGTCACGGTTGCTTCAAAGTACGAGCAGCGCAGCAACAAACCCGATTGTTCGCCGTATGCTCCAAGTGACGGCGCTTGATAAATTATTTGGCGTCAGTTTCCACGCCGTAAACGCGACAGAGCCCTGGATACTTGGCGGCACGACAATCGGTGGCAAACACGGCCATGTTCAGTCTTACGCGACAATGGCCTCGACGCTGCGTGACATTGGCGGTGGTGGTGGTATCGGCGGTACGTTAGGCGGCGGTGGAGTTATCCGTCGGGCGTTTAAGGATACGTTCAAGGCGGTAGATATTAATGCTACGCCAACGGATCACATCGCTACCATTAGAAATAATCTTCTAAAGGCCGAGGATGGCAAGAACCTAGCCGCTGTTATCGACCACATGGTTGATACCGGGCTTATGTCTCCAGAGGCCGAGTATATCTTCAAGCAAGAAACAACCCGCGAAGGAAACTTTGCGGAGCGCACGCTTGACACAATGGACCGCATGTCTCGGCAGATGACGCTGGGCATCGAGACTATCAACCGCGCACTGGTTGGCGTTGCAGCCTATAAGTTAGAAAAAGCCAGACTTGGTGACGCAGCTAATGCGCATAAGGAAGCTCTCGACTACGCGCACGATGTCGTGACCGAAACGATGGGTAACTACTCTCGTACGAACTCTAGCCCGCTGTTCAGCAATAACAGCTTTGGCGCGGCGCTTCAGTTTAAAAAGTATGGCGCTAAAGTTTACACGCTGCTTGGCTCTCAAATGGGCGAAGCTATCAAGGGCAACCCTGAAGCTATCAGCGCCTTGGGTGGTTTGCTCGTTATTCAGGCAATCGCAGCAGGCGCTGCCGGTTTACCCGTGGAACCGTTTAAGGTCATTTACAATGCAGCAATGGGAATTGCTGGCAGCAACGACGATTGGGATCAGTGGGTCGATGGCACCGTTCGTGGTTGGCTGACAAAGGGTGCGGGTATGTCGCCGGAGGCGGTAGATGTCATCCTTCATGGTGCGTCTCGCGCAGCTGGTATTGACCTCAGTGGGCGTCTGGGTATGCAGCAGATGCTTTTCCCTGACGTTCCTAAGTCATCAAAGCAGAGCAGCATCGACGAATGGATTGGTAAGATAATGGGTGGAGCGTTCAGCTCCACATTGGGCGAAAGCGCCCGTGCGCTTGCTGGGCTCCGTGATAGTTCTTCTTGGAGTGAGGCCGGAACCCATGCGCTCGACGCTATCCCGATCAAAGCCGTCGCTGATGTGCGTAAGGGTGTCAGCGGGTACATGGAGGCAGACAAGACATCTCGTGGTTACAACAAGTCTGATAAGACGTTGTCGCCTACAGAAGCTGTAGCCACGGGCCTTGGTTTTAGACCGACACGCGTTGCGCGAGAGGCTGAAGAAAGAAACCTCAACTACAAAGAGACCCGTGCGCAGCAGGCCGAGCGGTCTTCGTTTGAAACGAAGTGGGCCACTGCCAAGGACGGTAATGAACGGGCTCGTTTGTGGGGAGAAATTGAGCGGTGGAATAAAGACCGCCCGCATGAAGCGCGCCTTACACGGTCGCAGCTTAACGATTATCGTGCGATGCACACGAAGAAGCAGCGTGACGCGCATCTGGGGCAAGCACCGCACCCTAATGAGAAATGGATTTTGAAACGCAACCAACAATTATTTGGAGCGCACTGATGGTTTACAAACGCGATTATAAACGCGAGTACGAGTTGCAGAAAAAGCGCGGGGAAAACGGAACCGGGTCGGACTCCGGTAACGCCCAACGCCATCGGCTACGTCGTGCTGCTATCAAGGCTGGCCTCATAGAAGAAGGCTCCAAGAAAGAAGTCGATCATAAAAAGCCCCTTGTCAAAGGCGGCTCTAACACGTTGAAGAATGTACGAATAACGTCTCAACGTGAAAATAGATCATTCCCACGCAACAAGAAGGCGGGAATGATCTCTAATACTTAAACCGCCTCCGGCGCACTCGCCTGCAAAGCGTCAAGTTCGTCTATGTAGGCGTCTAACGGTGTACCCCTTGTATGAATTTCAATGCCAGGGCGCGCACCGTTCGTGTATTCCGTACCAGCACCAATACGGCATGACGGTGCCACCTTTGCACCAAGGTGTAACTTTAGGGCGTCAATAAAACTCTCTATATCTAGCCCTCTATTATGCGACCATGTTGTCAGTGAGGATCGTGACAGGCGGATCAACCGGTTCTCCATACCGATATGTACGTGAACGGTTTCTATTTTATTTATACGCGACGTACCCTCACCAATTACTTTGATTGCCCCCTTACGTGGAGCGCCGCTACCTTCCGGTATCTTGTTCGTGAATAAAGTGAACCGTGCCGCCTGCGATGCTAAGTATTCACTAAACAGCGCCTGCACGTTCACAGGGTTAGACAGATTGTTTTGCGTCTCCCCAAGCTCAGTCTTCATGCGCTTGTGCTCGCGCTTTAAGAACGCACGAAGCGCAGTGACATCAAATTCAGTCAGTCCGATTTTATTTGCCAGTTCGGCCCCAAGTAAAATGGTCGCGCAGGCCGCTACCCAGAAGCGTTCACTGTCATCAGCGTCTACTTCTTGCGCCCACTCTTCTCGCATGACGGCAAGCCGCTCGCGTAGCTCTCGCTGGCACGAGCCTATGTATTCAGAGAACGCAGCACCCGCATGGCCGTAGTTATCGTTGAGCGCACCAACGTGGGTACTAATATCCCTCTGACGCGTAGCATCAGTTATCGCAGGGACATTGAATTCAAATAGGCGCATGTTACCCGCGACCGTGTCAGCTGTCTGACTGACCAGCGCATTCGATAAGCTGCTATTGGTGCCGTAGACTAGGATCGTTGACCATGTCTTGGCCTCACGAACCGTAGCCGCACGGGTCATGCGGTTCTTTTCCTTGCCACCTGTCAACTGGAATAGCAGTTGAATAAAGTTCTTTGTCTCGCGGTCACCTTTGATCTCGTCCCAATAGAGCGGGAGGTGGCGTAAATTACCAGCCTTACCAAAGGTCGAATTGACCGTGTCAGTCAGGCCCATCTTCGCGGATTGTGGAGAAGCCCATACGGCTTGGGCAATGTTAAGCGTCGTTGTCTTGCCGACACCACTGGCCCCTGACACAGCACCAATGACGAAACCCTCAACGTCGCCGCCGCATAGGTTTACCAATGGGGCTGCAAACGCAGAGGCTAGGATGACATCGAGTGATGGGCGGCCTTGGCTCGTCACGCACTTGGCCGCAGCCATCCAAGGGTCAGGTGAACCTTGCACGCCGTAGCACTCCAAGCCGTCACCGGGGAACGGTGCCGGTTTGATACCTTCAGGAGTGTAGTTCTTCGCCCCGAAGGCGAACCCGGCGTCTAGTCCCTTCTGCCAGCCGAACGGCTTCGTATCCACGATGCCCTGCTTCGCGGACTGTAAGAGGTCGATGAAACTTGTCATGAACTGAAACACCTTGTCCGTTACGGGGACAGAGATAAGCGCCCGCTTGCGCAGCGCCTTACCCAAGCTATCCTTGGAGCTTGTGTCGCCAAGATTGATTGTCGCATAGAGCGGTTCAGTACCTGCTTTTGTCGTGATGAATTGCAGGCACCAATCTCCGTCCACCTCTGCCAGCCAAGGCTGATGGATGGGCTTGGGAAATATTGGTCGTGGGTTTGGTTCCGGCGCTCCGTTCTCGTCCACCTCTGGTTGCCAGTAAAAGCCGTCGTTATCGAGCGTGTATCCCGTGGGGCACGGTGTCCAGTTATCAATAACAACTGGCGCTTCCGCCGCTCTTACTTTTGATAACGGTGACGCAATCGTTCCACGTAGCGGACAGTCCCGGCACTCCATCGCGCCCGCCATCTCGATTGTATTGCAGCGGGGGAAGCCCCGAGGATTTGTGAGGTGCGTTTCAGCGACGCGCTCATAAGTTGTCTCGAACTCATCGTCATCAAGCGTTGCCCGCTGATGAACCATGCGCCAAGCTACGTCTTTAGCGTCGTGGCAGAACTGCGCTAACCCATACGCATACAGGCGCAGCGCGTTATTATTGTCCCGTCCACCCGTGTCCAGACTATTGCGAACCCAACCGCATTGCTTCGACACCTCGGCGATGTCGCGCATCTGAGCCCGTGGCTCTAGGCCCATTAATAGTTCGTCTTCGTAGTCTGAATTAGTCTCTACGGGAGTTAGCTTTAATGAACGAAAAGGCTCTAGCCGTTCCGCCATAAGCTCAACAGAAATATCTTTATCGTCGCAGAGTAATAACTGCACGGGTAATGGGTCGCCCATCTTAAAGTTCTGTGTGTCAGGAACTCTAAGGACGCGCGTGTAATCATAGCTGCACTGACTATCAAACTTTAGACCGAACTGAAGACCAGCGTTTGCAAGCGCAAGGCCCATCCAGTGCCATTCAGCGGCGGGCACATCGCGGTCTAAAACCCAGTAGACATGTAATCCGCCGGTACCGCTTGCGACTACCATGTTAAATGTTGGAATATTTGCTGACTTTACAAACGCGCCAAGCGCCTCGACTGCTGCTTTGCGGTCTGGGTACGCGCCGTCTTTAACGTCGATGTCAACGAACAAAGTTTTGAAAGAAACTGTATTCTCTTTAGCACGCCATGCGACCTGAAACGGACGACCATCTTTCGTCATCGTCTGCGTTTCGCGCTGCGTTCCAAGTGCGACATATACGTCGCGTGTGTTGGTCTGTTTAGTTATCCATGCAAGTTGTCTAACTGCTTCTTCTATGGATTGGACAGGCTTACCTCTCCAAAAAGCCTTGCCCCCATTACGTCCTGGCACCGTGTAGTGGATACCAGTGAAGTCAGGTGTGTCCCAGTGTCGTATGCGCGCGAAAAAGCGTCGAGCGTCGGTGAACATTAATCCCCCCAGCAAAAAATAAGCGGGAGGCGTTAACCTCCCGCAGTAGCTACTACATCAGACCTTTTAGTTTCGCGTCTAAGTCGGCTTCGAATGATTGCGGCGGCGTGATTGTTACAGGATCATTCACTGCCTCAGCAATCTGAGATTTCACAGGACGTGTAACTTTATTTTTCGGAGTTACCTTGACAGGTGACGCAGGTTGTGCGTGCTCCATTTTTACTGGAAAAGCATCCATTGCGTTCTGCGCTGCAACATCAGCGTTAACAGGTTGACGTTGCGAACCCTCCCCATGCTCCATGTCAGATGTCGCCAACACTGAGTTCAACTGGCCACCAGCGCGCATATCGTTGATGACATGCTGCTCGTCGGGTGTAAGCGGACGCAGTGGAGAAAACACAAGTCGTGGATGTGCAACTGCGAAATCAAACTGCAATGTCGTAGCCACTTCGTAGCTATGAAAGCGTTTTGACTTCAGGGCCTGCGCATAATTGGTCAGGCTCTTTAGTGAACCGCCGGGGATGCGCAGCAGCATAGGCCCACCGAACTGTTCGTTCTCCAGATCGCCAAGGGGGACAATGGCGATGCGCTTGTTATTGGCGCACTTGGAGACTTTAGCGTTAGTTGGCGTAACTTGGTCACGAACGGCGTACGGGCACGCCAGACATGACCGAGCCGGTGGGTTTTCGACACGGGCGTCAGGCACTTTGCCGTCTGATGACGAGCAAGTCGGCGCGCGGCCAGCGTTAGCCTCAAAGCCACCCTCGTAGTATGTACGCGACACATGGGGGGATGCGCCGACAATAACAACGTCAAGCTGTGGTAATGGATTTTTACGCGCGTCAACTAATGGTGTCTCGTTGCCGCCGTAGCGGATACGAAACACCTTGCCCTGTATGGATAGGACACCAAAGCTGCTGGACAACCCAGCTGCTAAGTCGTCTTGGAAGGAACCCGCGTCGCGGTGCGCAACGGCACCGAAGCTGTCGGGAAATGCAATTAGATCGCTCATAACTTAACCTTTCTTTGTTGGCGCTAATACGCCGATGTCTGTGTGAACTTTGAACGTCACGCCTGGAGGGGCGTCACCGTGTTCGTCAATGTAATCTGCCGCAGCTGTAAGATTGCACTTGAGATCCAGAAATTCCCACGCATCGCTTTTGCGAACGAACTCCAGAAATGCAGTCGCGTCTTCAATAGGTGCAGAACGACGACGCACTTTGTGGATAGTGCCGTGCGGCGTCTTAACATTATCGAGGCCGAACTTATTGAGGTGGTCGAGTAGAGAGAGCTTGATTAACTCAATCGCCTCGTTAACGTCTTTAAGCTCTTCCTTGTGCCTATCTTCGATAGCTTTTTTCTTGGCTTTGAAGATATGAAACTGTTCTGCACGCTCATTAAAATTATACGGTGTGTCTGTAGTCTCTACTGCTTGTGTCATACTTTCCTCCTATGAAGCCTCTGCGATAAGATCGAGGAATTCACGTTGTGTTGACTCCTTCCTACCGAGCATGTCGTAAACTTTCTTTTCAATCGGGGTGCCACCAAACATCAGCACTAACTGCTTGTGCTTTTGGCCCAAGCGTGTGATGCGACCGTTAGCCTGAAAGAAAACTTCTAAATCTAGTACGGGGCCGAACCAGATAATCGTCGTTGCCGCTGTCAATGTAATACCGTGTGCGAGACACGCTGGATGAGCGACGAGGACTTTATATTTATCGGTGTCTTGAAAAGCGCTGAAGATTTCGTTGCGGTCACTTGCCGACGTGTCACCTGACACCGTGGCATATTCTATGTCCGCATCTTCAAGCGCCTTACCTAATCCAGATAAAGCAGATTTAAATGGCGCGAACACTAAAACCTTGTGATCTGCGTCGCTTACCATCTCAACCATAGTTTGCACGCGCAATTCATTATCGAGCGTGAACACGTCTTTATTTGAATTATAAACCCAGCCCGTAGATATTTGCAGCAACTTGCTCATTACTGCCGCAGCGTTAGCGGCGTTAATCTCGCCGTCTTCCGCCATCGCTACTGCTTTACCGTGCATTTCTTTGTAAAGTTTCTTCTGGTTTGCACCAAGTGGAACTTCAACATAGCGATACACAACGTCAGGTAACTCGACGATGTCATCGAGTGAGTAACGCACCGAGGGCTGCAACATATCGAAGGCTTTATTGACGGCCCCCTCTTTAGGGAGGTAGCGATATGTGCTGACTTGGTACATTAATTCTTGTTGGCACTGTTTAAAATATTTAGGTGCCCTGGATGGATCTATTACTTGTGTCAGACCCCAAACGTCTGTCACGCAGCGGGGCATTGGTGAACCCGTGAGACCGTAAACCCATTTACGATTACGAGTTACCTTACGCATGAGCTTATTGCGCTGCGAGCTACCGTTGCGGTAGACGCTCAACTCGTCGAGAACAATTACATCAATATCATCACGGGCCATTAGCTCGTCATAGATTGTGCTAACGCCGTCGTGATTAATGATATAGATGTCTGCGTCACTCTCTAGGGCAGCTAGTCGCTTGGCCTTGGTGCCGTGGAGCACCACTGTCTTATAGTGCGACATGAACCGGAATACTTCGGACTCCCACGTAAACGACATAGTTGATAGCGGGCCTACGACCAGCATCTTATTGGCTTCGCCGGTTCTGCGTAGGAAATCAAACGCCCACAACGCACACAGCGTTTTACCTGTACCAAGTCCGTTCAATACATAGGCGCGTCGGTTGGTAGTCATCATGGCTACCGTTTTCTTTTGCACCTCGTATGGAGATAATCCGTTCCAATCATATTGTGTGAGCACTGGAGCCGGAACATCGTAATTCATATTACGAAGTAACCGTGTCACCGAATAGGTATGGGGCAGCTGCATCTCGTCGCCAACGATAGCCGCGTCGGGAAATAATCCCGCCACGCGGGCATCATATGGCATGAGGAGGTTAGCAGCGGTTTCCATTTCTATAGTGCTCCAGTTGGTGTAACCATGTTTCAAGTTCGACCGTGTCACCGTCGATGACGAATACTTTAACACCGACGGCTTCCATTTTTTCTATCGTAACTTTCTGCCTCTCAGTTGGCTTATTGCCCGGTGACTTTGTCTCTATCGCAAACATTGCGGCAGTATCTTTGACGCGTACAGCGCAGAGAAAATCTAATGTCGGTTGTCCCATCCCGTTAAGCACCGGCATGAAATACCAAACGTCAGGGTGCGCCTTTAAAACTTCACGCACCTTTTGTTTTACTTTTCCTTCCGGCGTCACATCAGCCTCGCTTATTGAACGCGCATTTTGTGACAGGACAATATTTACACAGAGCATTTTCTACTGGAGGAAACTCCATTGTTACGTGCGAGTTCTCCAAAGCATCAGCGCGAGGGAGCAACGCAGACCAGAGGTCAGGAAGTTCATCGCGTCGAAAATCTTCTGTTGTTAAAAAGTCATCAGCTAACCAGACGAACGCAGTGGTTATCTTTTGAACTGCTGGGTGGTGACTAAAGACAAGCGCCGCAAACAACGCCAGCTGCACCATGTCCTCTTTAGGTTTTCCCGTTTTATAATCGAAGACAACAGCGACATCGCCAGCGACTTTCGCTACGTCAACGATACCTCGGAACCATACCTCGTCATCAAAGAACGGAACCGGCTGGAAATTCTTATTCATCGCCAGCTTCTGTTCGATGAGCAGTGAACACCCCTCACCTACTCCCTTGAGCGTGCGGTCAACGTGATGCTGGTACTTTGCAAGATCATTTGGAAGCGGTGATCTTGTCTGCGCCGCCAAGGCTAGTGCAGCGTGAACTTCATTACCTAATCGGAGGTGTGGGCTGTCAGGTTCTTTTACATCTTTGGCTACGTAGAGATGGTAATACTTCTTTGGACAATTCTCGAAAGTGCCAAGTTTACTGTATGTAAAGTTGAAATTAGAGACAGTTGGAGAACGCGCCGCCGTAGGCTTCGCTGCAAATCTTGACATCTTTCACCTATTAAAAGCGCCCGGGAGTTTGCTAGGGGTAAACCCCCGGGCAGTAATTTACGTAAGCGGGAGGAAAGTTGCCTACGTAAATTGTTTATGGAACTCGTTAATTACGGAAGTCAGATATTCTTTATCTTCACGCTTTAAATAATATCCAAAGCCACGAGACGAACGGAGCTCAACGTCGTGCTTTTCACTCAGCGCCTGCCGTAGCCGTGACATATACACACGACCGCAACCGTCCGTGAATTGTTGCTTCTTCTCTACTTCTTGCGGTGTTACTTTCGGCTCCGCTAAGAGCATCATTGTAACCCGCGCCAATGAAGTAGGAAGTTCAAGCGCAGCGCCAATAGTAACGGCATCTAGTACCAACGACATCGCAACCCTATTCGTTACAGTTCTGTTTCAAAATAGCCCGACAGGTAACTATTTGCAAGCCCCAAAAGTTTTACCCATCGCTGCTTCTGCATCGAGCGGGAGGTCGAGACCCCATAGTGGGCGGCGTTTAAATTCCTCCAGGGCGGCGTCCCGAACTTCTTCGGCGTATCTGTCAGGGACAACCCATACAGCCTCGTCATGGACATTATGTGCTGCATGGAGCCCAATATGGCGGAAGCGTTGGTTAACCCGCATCGTTGCGTCGATGACGAGCACTCTATCGAGCGCCTGGACACAGTTCTCTAGCACCTTGCCCCCATACGCCTTGCGTACGCCTGACCCGTAGTCATAGACAAAGTTACCATCCTCACGGCGTAGGTTATGGTAATTAATCTTTAGCCCCGTCGGTAACAGGATCGCGTCTTTCTCAAACCGGCACGGGCCCAACTCAAAGCCACCTATACGACCATCAATCATGCGAGCCAGCATGTCGTTCAATGTACGCCATGTCTGCGAAATCGCAGCATAAGTCGAGCGATAGAGGTTCACAATACGTTGCGCCTCTGCCTCATCCATCGGCATATCAATACCCATCGCCGCAGCTTGAACGCGCACCGTCTCACGGAACTTGGCGTGACCCATATTAAAACCTAGCCCCAAGATACAGGTCTTACCGAGAAACCGTTCGACCTTGTTTTTCTTAGTGACAGGATACCCATAAATGCGTGACGCAAATGAGCTATACACATCTTCGTTATTACCGAACTGATCGACCAGCGAGTATTGCTTAGAGAGCCACGCCGTCAATCGCGCCTCAACTTGCGAGGCATCGCACGTTACCACCGTGTGACCGTCCGGTGCCTCCAACGCGTCACGAAGTGTCGTGTTGCCGCGCGATGGTAAATTCTGAAGATTAAGAGACCAATCACCTGACAGGCGGTGTGTGTGTGCGCCGGAATATTTCAACGCGACCGGCATGAAAGACTTACCCTTGGCTTGCTGTGTCGCGTCATGAATAGCAATGAACCTTTCGGTTCGTGTCTCTTCAATGGTTGACTTGAACCCAAGCCGCGCGGCGATGAGCGCCTGCACGTCTTCATCTTCATGGCTCTGCAATGCCTGCAAATCTTTGTCTGTCTTTGCAAAGGCCCAAGCCTCACGCCCCGTTGTCGGGCTGATCTTACGCGGCGGCATAACGCCAAGATTACTTAACGCCGTGGCGAACTTATCATCCGACATCAGTTCAAGTTTCGTAAGACCGACACGCTCAAGTAATGTTTCTTTCTGCGAACGCAGACGTGCAAGATGATTGGCTAGGAGTTGACGGTTAATAACGAAGCTAGGCTGCGTGACCATGCGAACCAAGCCGTCAATTACCTTCAACTCCTGAGTAGGAAAACCGGGTGTCAGGTGCTTGAATATCTGACGACAGAGATCAACATCGTGCAGCGCGTAGCTCACGAGTTCGTCGTATAATCCAGCATCCTTTATGCCCTGTAGATCAAGGCCAACTACTTTACCTAACGCGCCACCTTTTTCAGGTAAGCCTAAGTGTTTAGCAACTGACGCCAACGCAACTTTGCCGCCGGGTATCAAGTGCGACAGCTGCGCCCGTGACATAGACAACGTATCTAAATAAAAGCGTGGGTATATTTCATACCGTAACGACAGGATGCTGCCGTCGAATTGTGTGTTGTGTGCACAGATCGCAGCTTCCGTCACGTCAATAGAACGCAGCCAATCTGCAACCGTGTCACCTTCAAACCATTGTGGCTCGCCATCAATACCGTCAATCACAGCGCAGCCAAGCGTCTGCCAGTGTGGGCTTAAGATATATTCAGGAACCGTCATCTTGCTTAACGAGTAATCCTTTGAAAAAAAACTTTCAAAGTCAAGGAATATCAGCCGCATATTATATCCTCGGATTAAGGAAATCATCGAACCAAGGGTCAACCCGTGTGACCGTGTGACCGTGGTGTTGTGGCCAGTGTGCGTCGAGCTTACGCCACAGATCCGTCCACAAACCCTCAACTAAACACGCAAAACACACACCCATTAGGAATAAACAGAACGCTATTTTCATTGGTGTCTCCTAATAAAAACCCCCCGCGCCAACTGGAGACCTAGACGCGAGGGGCTTACACGGCGCGATGGAGCACGCCGGGTAATCTTATTCTTCAAGGAGGTGCATTTGTTCCTCAATTCCCGACGCAGCTTGCGCTAACCTATCGGCCAGCATTGCCTCTCTTGGTGGCTTCGGTATCTTGAACGCTGGTTTATTTTGTGGGGCCATTGGCGCAATCGGGACAGGCGGTGCCGGTGCAACGCGTTCACCAACTGGCTGACCTTTTACTTTTGCAGCGTAGTCATCTGCAAACATCGGCAGAAATGCTTCGTAGTTAATGGCATCGAGATGACTGTCAAAGTGGTCGGCATTATATGCTGACCGCGCGTTTTTGACGGCGATCAAACCAACAATGATTTCATATGGATGAACTTCGCGTAATAGTCTTAATGACGCCATTTGTGCAGCAAGTGTGAATGACTGCTCAAACCCGCCGTATGCTACGCCGCGTTCAGTAATTGTTTCTGATGCTATTTTTAATATATCTTTTGGATCATGTTGCATTGATTGTTACCTGTCCAGCTAACTAATGGGGGACAGATAGCAACACTTTTGTCACTTGTAAATAACAAAGTGTTATTGAACTGTGACTAATTCCGTAATTTCTTTTCTGGTAATAACTTTGCCACGGCGCAGGGCCTCGCGGGCGACCTCGACCATGCCATTATATTCACCATTATAGGTGACGCCAGTGCCGTAAGGCATAAGAATGAACTTCTTCATATGAAGCTCAGAGAAAGCCTCTAGCATAGAGACTGCGGCATCCCCAAAGGTTTCCCCGGCGAGTAACAATCTCCCCAGTTTAGAGACCTGCACTTTATGAGGAACGATCTGAATACGCGGGTCGCCGGATGATTTGCGGCGGGCTTCGTTGAAGTCCTGTAGTATATCTACAGCGTCGTCAAAGCCTTGAGAGCCATCGGCTGCTTGCTGGCACGCCCATAATCCCAAGCGGGCCATTGCCCTATCCGTCATGCCGACCACCTGGCCGAACGCTTTAGGGCTATTAAGTGCGGTTAAATCTAGCATTGTAACTCTCCTGATACGGAGATGTTACCTTTATGGCTAAGTTGGTCAACCTGCGTGTTTTACCTATCAGTCAATGTTCACATTCAATTCCAAACTTTTCACAGAAACTTTGTAGAAGGATTTTCCCACGTTGTGAGTCATTTACGACTTCCGGCGGGTAATCATTTGTTTCTGCTATGATAGACTCTGATACGCTTACTAATACTGATAACGCGGTTACAATAGTCACGGCGTCTGCTTCTGAGAGTGACACCGTGCGATTTAGGCCATCCATAAGGTTTACATCCTGGCTTAGTAGTGAAAGATAGTTGATGCAGTTTGGTAAGTTTCACGGGCCATGTCTAACCATAAGCCTGACGGAATACCCGAACTTTACCCTTGTAGCGCCTCGCACGCTCCCCGGTTGCTGCATCTCCCGCTGGGGGTGAAGTGCCCGTCAGGCTAACTGATAAGTCGTCGAAGTGTATCATAAGATACACGTAGCATTAGCTGCTGTCGAAATGTGCGGCGGCGATACATTGATCTATAATTTTGCATTTGAACTCCATTTGAGTAATCCTCTGCTGTGCTTTACTGGGCAGGGCAATGCTCCGCTTTGCTATGCTAGGCTCGGCTTATGCTTGGCTCCATCCGTTATCATCTAACGGCTGCTGCCGACCGTAATCGGCAGAGGTCGTAAGACTTCTTTGCTATGCTCAACTCGGCTAAACTTCGCTTGACCTTGCTGCGCTGCGCTTCGCAAAACATCACTATACTATACTGTTTCCGTTATCATCTAACGGCTACTGCCGACCGTAATCGGCAGAGGTCGTAAGACTTCTTTGCT